CCCGTCGGCCGACCCTTCCCACGGCGTCGCGTCCTGTTCGCCGTCGCTGAACATGTCCGCCCCGAACAAGTCACCCTTGGCGTCCGTATCGAACTTGTGCAATATGTTGGACTCGTTTGACCCTTCGGCTATGTCACGCATTACTTGGGGGTCTTTGAAACTGGCAACCGGGAAGCGTTGCTTGGGGTCTTTGTATTCTTCGGGTAGTTCAAACTCATATAACAGAAAGTGAATGAACGCGGGTAACTGTTCTTCCGTCCGGGCCTTGACTCGTTCGTACCAACGCGGTATCCGCATTTCAGCCCCTAACGGCCCTTCTTGCATGTCCGCCCCGCGTAACAATATAATCTTATCTTCAATCCCTTCTTCGAGTGGCGGCAACGTGGCGAACGTCGTAGGCTCCATGTTCATTAGACGGACGAACCGCCACCATGGGCGTATGTTGATACGCCCTTGGTGCATGTCACGCATACCGCCCCCTATCCCTACTATGTGGCTTTTGATACGCTCGCCAAACTCTTGGCGGAATGAATAGTTGGTTTCAAGAACGGGCGAATCGTCAAGAAATAGTAGTTCGCAAGCGAACGTGTCGGGGTTGTGCATGTCGGGAATTTTCTTGAACAGTGGGGAAGCGTCGGCCACGCGGTTAGCGAACGTGGGCTTCAAGATGTCCTGAAGCAATAATGTTTTCCCGGCGTTAGGCGGCCCAAGTATATGAAGCATTTGGGCCGGTGCCCATAGGGCTTGCCGTCGGCCGTCATTGCGAAGGCAACGGGCGGCGTGTCCTAACCAACCATAGAAAACTTCAAGTTGTCCTTCTTGGTGCCCAAGTAGTCCGTCTAAAAACGCCTTGATTGTCGGCCATTCGCCGCGACGGGGTTTAATGAACGTCGGCGACTTGGTTACGATTATACGGTGCCCGTTCTCTTCATAGACGCCCGCGTGACGCCCTGAAGCCCCCGGAACGACCGCTTCAACGTTCTTGTCCATCTGAACGGAATTTATGACCATGTCCAACGGTGCAATGGCTTCACCGTCCGCCTTGTTGTCTCTGAAGCCCTTTTCCGACAGGTGGGAACGAACGGACGTTCTATCTAGTGCTATCCACGTTTCCAAGTTGTCACGGGTCATAAAACTTTTATTCTTGCCGTGGTAGTAGTAATCAAGTTGTTGGGACGCCTGAAGATATTGTTCAAACCCTTTTATGTCCCATTCGGTCGGGGTGTTCTCCCCGTCCGGGTCAAAGTAAATAATACTTTGCGGCCCGCGTCCTTCTTTCTCCGCCGGTACACCCGGCATTCTCGCAATCTGAGACTTGACCCCAAGCCGCTTGTCGGCTCCATGTATACAAGCCAAATTGAAGAACGCCGTCTTCACGTTCTTAGGGGCGTCCTTGCCGTCAAACCAAAAATGTATTGACTTCCCGCCGGTATCAACGGCAAGCACCAACGGGGCGAATTCTGCCATAGTCATAGCGAACGTATTGAAACGTTCTTGGCGGGCTTCGTCCTTGGCGTCCATTTCAAGTACAACCCAATCGCGGGTTTTAACATTCTCATTGCACCGGGTCGAAATTTTATTTTCGAGGTGTAACGGGTTGGCGACCCCTTCCAATTTCTTGAAGGTGGCCGGATTCAAAAACTTGTAATCACTCAACGATTCACCGTTGCCTTTGGCGAACGTGGCCGCGTCCTTGGCCTTTATAAGTGTGCCATATTCAAAGGCTGAATGTTGAATGTTTATTATGTCTTCTTCATCGAACAACCGATTCAGGGCACCGGTGGGGTTGAATGTCAACGGCCCCGGCGACGCTTCCACAATTGAAGACTTAGGCGTTCGCCGGAAGCGAATCAACATTTCCTCTTGGGCGTCCGGTGCAACGTCAGCGTCGGAGTCTGTAAGCTTCGACACATCGCCCTCAGCCAACCAAACACGTTTCACCGCCCGGAGTGGGGCGCTTGCGTGGTCTATGCGGTCGGGGGCGTATAAAGAGGAAAGGTGGTCGAGGGTGTCTTCATAAGAAGCGCCCATTTTGTAACACTTGGCGGCCACAGACAAAAGACTTGCATTGTGCCCATCGCCTTCGGGCTTTAATTCTAATACGGTATATTCCTGTCCTTCCCTAAGCTTCCAAGCGCGGGCGCGCAATTCTTCGGGTAGGTTGGCTATAACTTCAGCCCGGCCGTCTTTTTTGGGAATGTCGCCAAAATCAATATCAAGGTCGGAAGGTTCTTCTTGCATACTTTGTTTTCCTTTCGTTCATTGGTGCGTTTAATATTGTATAAATGTTGTATTGTGTCAAGTGGTCTTTGCGAATTTGGTTAAATTTTTTATTTTGGAGGGGGAGGGGGAGACAGGGGGGAGACGTTTTTTAGTGTCAAAAAATTTTTTGTTGGGTAGGGGAGTGAATTTTTCACTCCCTTATACACAGAGAAAATTGTAAGTCATTGTAACTATAATGGTTTACGCAAAAAATAAAAAAAATAGGGGGGAGGGGAGCAAAACTTTAAATTTCTACGGGCAAATAAATATAAGTTATACGTATACATATAACCTTATACATAAATCATAAAAAATTTTAAATATACATACAAGGTTATGTATATACGTATAACTTTTATTTTACCCCTAGCAGAAATTTAAAACTTTGCTCCCCTCCCCCTTTCGGTATTTTTTTTTTCTAAAAAACACTTGAAAACAACTTTTTTATGTGTAACGTTAACAGCATGAAAAACCCATTTAATCCTTACTTTCAAATGACCCGCTACCAAAAAGAACGAACCACATTGGTAAAGCTCCTTGGTTTCGAAGGCTATTATATTAACCGGTTTAATGATATAGTGTCATACCAAACCCAATTTGGCCGTAATGTAAAAGTGACACCCAAACGGCAAGGCAACCGCGTTTATGACACCGTCCAGTTGTATGATGATGAAGGCAACCGACGCCTTCGTTCCCGCCGCAAGATTCTTGCGGAAACTTTGGGCCAAGAAGAATTTGCCAAGAGGGAAATGGATAGATATAACCGCTTGGCAATCCTTGACAAAGAAGAACTTCAGTCAAGACTTGATGAAGAAAGGGAAGTCATAGAAAATCAGATTGCAATGAAAGTGAGTCAACGTAAGTATGACGAATATTGTGCGTTAGAGGAACTATACTAATGTATACAGGATTGATACAGAACCACCGACCCGACTTGGAAAGCGTGGCGACCCCGGACGGCCTGACGTTCCACGAAATGAGTTTTGCGTTGAACATTCTTCAAGGGTTTGCACAACTCGAAGCGTACCGGAAGGCATTCGCCGGGGAGTGTGACGGGTTGGAAAATCGCAAGATTTCGGCCCGCGCTTCTAATCTGAAGAACAAACCTATTGTTAAACAGTACCTTCGATCATTGGCAAAGGAACTTGAACGGGCCGCCGTCGCAACGGCGCTTGATTTGCAAATGTTCCTTTCCGCCGCAATCTTCACGCCGGTTGGTGACATCGACGAAAACCACCCCCTATGCCAAAAGGTGAAGCGTTCGACCGTGACCACCAAAGACGGCGCAATGATTGACAACGAAGAAATCGTTGCAGTCCCCAAGCTTGAAGCCGTCAAGACACTAATCCGCATGAAAGGATATGATGCCCCTATCAAGATTGATATTAACCACAAGGTCGGCGTTATGGTGGTCCCTATGGCGTCCAACGTGGACGAATGGGAGAAAGCCGCCGCCGAATCACAACGGCGCTTGATGGACGACGCAATAGACATTTAACTCAGTTGGAGAGTAACCACCCCGGCGACGGTGCGGCATAACACCCGCCGGGTTGGTTTTTACCGCTTTAACCATGAACCAAAACAAAGGAAAACAAAAAAAAATGGGCAGTAGAACCGTAACCGTCCGAAATCCGAACCACCCCCACAACATGCGCGACGCGGTCGGCAAGCGTGCCAAAGACCACGCGCGAACTCTAAGCAATACAGAGCTTGACAAATACCTTTGCGGGTTCGTTGGTGGGGCTGAAGATATCGCCGAATTCTTGGCACAACCCCGAAACAAGAAAATAAAGTTCATTCAGAACGCCGCCAAGGCCGGGTTCGTTGAAGAATGGAACACCAAGGTTGCCGAAGCCGAAGAAGCCGCCAAAGCTGAAAAGGAAACAAACGAAGATGGATAAGTTAACAATAGACCACGCCCCCGCGATTTGTTTTGCTGTGGGCTATGGACTGTTAGTCCTTTTTGCATTGATATACAATATTGTTGGTCTTGTCAAAGCGGGGGTTGAAATACGGAAGCACCAAGAAGTTATCAAAGCAAGGGAAGAAGCCGCCAAATGGCAAAGGTGGAATAATGGCAACAATAAATAAATCTGATTGGTGGGAAGACCGGAAAAGCCCCGGCGGGAAGGGCGACTTGCACCGCACCGGCCAACCCGGATACAGGGCGGCCAAACTGTGGGGCCGGTCGGGTTGTTGTAACGCCCCGATTATGAAGGTAAACAAGAAAGAGATTTGCGAAAAATGTTTGAAGCCAAAAGAACGTTGGTATAATGACATCTAACGAAGACAAGACCATTAAAATAGCGTGGCAGCCCTTGGAAGGTTCGCAAGCGTTGGCCGTCGGGTGTCCTTGTGACGAAATTTTGTACCATGGGACACGCGGCCCCGGAAAGACAGAAGGCCAAGAGGGTTACTTTGTGGGCCGTTGCGGTATTGGGTATGGTTCCCATTGGCGCGGCGTTATCTTTGACCGGTCATATAAGAACCTTGACGACATTGTTGCGAAGTCGCGCGAAATGATTCCCAAGGTTTTCCCGAAGGCCAAGTTCCTTTCGGCCAAGTCAGATTATAAATGGGTTTTCCCCGGCGGCGAAGAATTGTTGTTTCGCCATATCAAACGGAAACAAGATTATTACGACTATCACGGGCACGAATACCCCTATATCGGTTGGAACGAATTAACCAAGTTCCCAACGTCCGAACTTTACGACCTTATGGGGTCTTGTAACCGTTCTTCGTTTGTCCCTGAATTGCATTCTCCCGAACTAACGGACAAAGACCGGCGGATAATTGAGGAATGCAACGCCCTTGGCGAAGAAATACCGCTGGAAGTGATAGGGCGACTTCTTCCCGACATTCCCCTTGTTACGTTTTCGACAACGAACCCACACGGCCCCGGTCACAATTGGGTAAAGCGTCGGTGGATTGACAAAGCCCCGCCCGGCGTGCCTATGCGGTTCAGTACGAAGGTATTTAACCCACGGACGCAACAAAAAGAAGTTGTGACCCGTACCCGCGTTCATATCTTCGGAAGCTACAAAGAGAACAAGTTTCTTGACGCTAAATATGTGGCGTTTCTGAATGGGATCAAAGACCCGAACAAGCGCCGCGCGTGGTTGGGCGGTGATTGGTCGATTACTTCCGGTGGTGCATTAGATGACATTTGGAAACCGCAAAATCACATTTTACCCCGATTCATTGTCCCGAAGAATTGGCGCTTGACTCGTTCATTTGATTGGGGGAGTAGTCACCCCTTCAGCGTTGGATTTTGGGCGGTTGCCAATGGCGAAGAAGTAAGGTTGCCAAATGGCAAGGTGTTTTGTCCTGCCAAGGGGTCGCTTATTCGCTTCGCTGAAGTTTACGGGGTAGAACACGCCAAAGATGAATTGGGCGTTATGCGGCCCGCATATGGCACGAACAAAGGTGTTCGGGCGTCGGCCCGTGAAGTCGCCCGCCGAATCAACGAAGCGGTTGAAGAACTAACAGAAGACGGCTGGATTGAATCGGCCGTTACAGAAGGCCCCGCTGACGGTCAAATATTTAATGTGAATGAAAAAGAATCATTGACGATTGCGGCCTTGATGGAAAAAGAAGGGGTCAAGTGGTACGCGGCCGACAAAAGCGCCGGAACGCGCAAAATGGGCCTTGAAATAATCCGTGGGGCGTTGGAGAATTCAAACCAAGGCGAAGGCCCCGGCATTTATGTAATGGGCAATTGTGAAGCCTTTATTGAAACCGTCCCCGGCCTTCCCCGCGACGAAGACGACCCGGACGACATCGACACCACGGCGGAAGACCATTGTTTTATTGCCGGTACGAAGATACAAACCGAAAGTGGCCCCCGAAATATAGAAGACATCCACCCCGGTGAAATGGTCTGGACACGGGAAGGGCTTCGCCCTGTTGTTACGAACCATGAAACGCCAAGTCAAGAAGTCTTTGAAGTCAATACAACGAAAACCCAATTGGTTGGGACTGGCAACCACCCGGTTTTTGTTGAAAATGAATTTAAAAGGATTGACTCTTTGACGAAAGGGGATACAATTACAACATGGTCAAAATTATTAGCAACACAATACAGGAATTCCGGGGAGAAAGTTTCTACCTTTGCGGGGAGTACTTCCAACGGAAAGGGCGAAGATTGCACCGCGAAGTTTGGGCATTCTTCAATAAATCAGAAATCGCGGCGGGCTTCCACGTCCACCACAAAGACGGTAATAAGTCAAATAACCAACCTTGCAATCTTGAACTTATTAGCGAACATGAACACTTGTCAAAACACCAAAGCAACCCGACGCAAAAACAAATTGAAGCGCGGCGCAAAAACCAAAAAGCGGCAATGGTTGGCAACAAAGCAATGTCGAAGGAAAAACGCCACCAAGCTACAAAGAAAGCGTGGGAGAACCGCCGGAAGAAACCACCAACGCAAAGGACTTGTGAACATTGCGGCAAGGAATACGAAACACACCACCCCAAAGTTTCAAAGTTCTGTCACCCCAATTGTAAAGCAAACGCACTGTATCACCGACGTAAAGAAAGCCGGGGTTGAAACTGTTTATAACTTGACCGTTGCCGACTGCCACGAATACTTTGCAAATGGTATATTGGTCCACAATTGCTACGACGAAACCCGCTATATGTTGCTTGATAACAAACCCACGTTCGCTGGTTCCGTGTCGGTTGGGGTTGCCAGTTAGGCCCCAAAGCGGCGCATTATATAGGCATCATCCAACAACCCCGTGACGCCTTCACGGACCATTAAATTATAATCGCCGTCGGGAAGTTCCGAAAAGTCCGGTTCAGTTCCATCGACACAAACCAACTTGCCACTTTTGATTTGCAGTTGCTTCGGTAGGTCTTTAGACCGCCGCGTTGGTACCTGTTTAATTTTCATTTGTTACTTTCCTCTATTCGTGGTTGTTACTTTTCTTCGGGTTAGTGCAAGGTAAGAGAGTCGAACCCTTGCGGTAAGTTGGAACTTCGCTTTGCTACCCGTTCCGCACGCCTGTATTCCGATAAACAGACCTTGCATTGTTATTTACGAAACCCTTTGGACTTCTTTTGTTATGCCGGTGCCCCAAGGGTGCGAAGGGAACCCGGCTTCTTTTGCTTGGGTGCTTTTACAAGCGGCACGTTCGGCGTTGTCCACACAATCAGCTTCGACAAGGAAAAGCATTGTTTTCCCTTTATAAGTCATTACGACTTTGTATTGTTTCAAGACCGGTACAAATGGTGGGAAGTCGTGGGCGGGGGTGGTGTTGAATGGGTCGTGTGGGTCGGTCATTTGTTACTTTCCTTTATTTGGGGTTGTTACTTTTCAGCTTTTGCTATTGCAGAGTTTATAGCGTTCATTTCCCCTATGTGTTGAGGGCTTAGAAGGTATTTGGGTTTCAATAACCCATAAGCAGTTTTCAAAGCGTCAAGAAGTTCCGGGGCGGCTGATATCAGTTGGGCATTTGCTTCAAGGTGTAAGTCGTCCTTTTTCGACACACGCGGAAGAAACACAATGGATTCTTCATCTTCTGAATCAATCATGTAACCGTATCGTGTGTCCCTCGCTACGTTCCACGGTCCGGGGGTATGGTTTGACATTTGTTACTTTCCTTTATTTGGGGTTGTTACTTAATCTTACATTAAACAGTTTTTGTATTATGTCAACACGTTCCACAAGAAAAAGCCCCGATTCCGAAGAACCGGGGCCTTGATGTTGGGGATTTCCCAATAACAAAACGTAAATGGTTGGGGTTTCTAACACCCTATTTACAAAATTTTTCCTTTTTCTGAATTCTTCAGCTTTTCAAGTAGGGCGAAGTTTTTTAGTTTCCACATTGACCAAAGGACGACCGCCCCGCCGATTGCATAGGCCGGATACTTCAGATATGGAACGATTGATTCGAACGACCACGCGGCAACGCCAAGGCCGAAGGACAGGAACGCCGCCCCGCCGAAGAACCTCCACCCCTTGGCGAAGTAGCCGACGAACACAAAGACGGTTGCGGCAAGGTAGAACCCGACACCGAACCAAAACGCGGCGGCCTTTTGCCGTTCGGTGGTTTTGACTTTGTTCTTTTCCTTTTCAATATCCAAGTCGTCGAACTTCTGTTCTTTGGTTTTCAATTCTTCGGTTTTGGTGGATATGGGGACACCGAAACATTTCTTTGTTGTCTGAACATACACGCGGCCGCCAACCTTATGTTCAACTGGCGGCGTGGTTGTGCATGAAGCAAGAATTCCAGTGACGATTACGACGATAAGGGCGAAAAACAACCAATCGTTGACTTTCATTTTTATATTTCCTTTGTTAAAGTGACCGTTTGCCACGGTGAAGAATTTTTATTTCTGAATGTTTGGCGTGAAAATAAAGGGTGTCAATGTCGGCCCCGCCACGCTTCGCATATTCCTTTTTCGCTTCTTCAACTATCGCTTCGGGGACTTTTGATTTATAGCCGGTATGGGTGCCGATTCGGACGCCCAAGTAAATCAAGTACGCCTGCCAAGGCTTAATCTTGTTGGTTCTGTCCTGCCCGTCGGCAACGGCGGCGTCACGAAGGAACCCGTCAGTTGAAGCGTTGCCGGTTGTCCACTTCGTTCTAATGTCGTCGTGAAGATAACCGGCCCGAAGAAAGTATTTTGCAGGGATAAGCCAACGAAGCCAACCGGGGACGCTTGGGCCGTCTGAAATTTTGCCCGCCGGGACTATCCAAGGCTCTGTTGCGCCGTAATCATAGGCCAATGGTTCAAGAAGTAGCCGCCAATCGGAATTTCCAAGACGGACAACGGCGGGGTTGTTTTTGAATTCTGCCATTTGACACCCTTTTCATTTGAAGGTTTGTTATTTATGTGTATTGTATCAATAGGAAAATACTATAATACAGAAATTGTTTTTTATCAAGGCGAACAATAGAAGGCTTTCAATATGGCAAAACCCAAAGGCCCCAATGTCGGCTATATTCGAAAAGAAGTTGAAAAAGAACTTCCAAAGTGGCGACTTGTTGACGACACCGTTGAAGGTGAAGATGCCATTAAAGCCAAGGGTGAGGTTTACCTTCCGAAGCCTGAAACCCATTCCGACCCCAAGATAAATGATAAGATTTATAAGAAGTATAAGACCCGCGCGGTCTTCTTTCCAGTAAGCGGCCGGACCCTTGCCGGGTTGTCGGGCCAAGTCTTCGCCAAACCGGTTGGCCTTGAAGTTCCTTCAGCTGTCGAACCCTTGACCGAAAATATAGACGGGAAGGGGACAAGCCTTGAACAACAGTCAAAAGAAACCCTCAATTCGGTAATTAAGAAAGGCCGGGCGGGGCTTCTTTCAGACTTCCCACGTGTCGAACCCGGCACCGTCGTAACCAAATCAGACCTTGAAAGCGGCAAGATTCGCCCAATGGTTCATTTCTACGAACCCGGCCAAATAATCAATTGGCGCTACACTACGACGAACGGCGAAACCAAGCTTGCAATGTTGGTTTTGTACGAGCTCAAGATTATCGAAGATGACGGATATGAATTCAGGACTGAACCCCGTTGGCGTGAATATCGTCTTTCCGACGAAATGGGCGGTGTCACCGTCACCGTATGGAAGCTTGATGAAAACAAAAAGGCAAACGGGACAGGTGCGGACGCGCCGGAATATGTCATTGACGAAGAAGAAACCGTTGTTCGTGACGCCAACCAAAACCCCCTTCAGATAATCCCATTTTCACCCGTTGGAAGTGAAAACAATGATATGTCTGTTGACGAATCGCCCCTTTATTCCCTTTCCCAACTCAATATTGCACACTATCGCAATTCCGCCGACTATGAACAAAGCCTTTTTATTGTGGGACAAGCAACGCCGGTATTTACCGGACTAACCGATCAATGGGTAAAAGACCACATAAACGGGAAAGTAACCCTTGGCAGTTCAACCCCCGTCAGTCTTCCACAGGGCGCAACGGCAAGCCTTTTGCAACCCGCCCCCAACTCCATGCCCATAGAAGGCATGAAGCACAAAGAAGACCAAATGAAGGCAATCGGGGCCAAACTTATTGAACCCGGTACAGTCCAAC